AAATTTTCCTTGACAAATCAGAAAATGTTGGTATACTAGGGCTGTCCTTTGGACAGGGTACTATTAGAAGTTAGGATACCATAAGTCACCTTCATCCATCTGTCTTTTTATTTGTTCCTTCTCAGGTAACAACAAGTCTACTGTCTCATCATCACCCATCCATTCAGCATCATCAATGATCTTTGATATGTCATTGTAGTACTGATCTATGGGGATAACCTTAGCTATCCCCTTAGCTTCACTATCATTCATACTTATCCTAACATATTAAGTTGTGATTCTAATTGATCAAGTTCTTTTTTGTACTTGAAGTACATCTTGGTAATTCTAGCCTTGTGTGTATCATACTTGTAGTTGATGATACCCAATCGCTGTAGTAGTCGCACACGATAAGCAACCCTAGCTTGTGGCTCACGTAAAGCATCAGCTATCTGTTGTGTTGTGTAGCCTTTGTTGTATGTCTCAACGATAGCATCATCGATGAACTTGTAGTTGTATGTAAAAGCATCAGCCTTGTGGTAGTGCTCAGTGTGTGTAGAATAATCAATCATTTGTTTTCTCCTTCGATGTAAGTTTTTCTACTTGTTTTTGGCAAATTATTTTATTCTTTGTCATAATGACTAGTTTACCTTTGTCATCATAGACTACCCATTTGCCATGAGGTAGTTCTTTCATATATGGCATTGCTTGTCAACCTTTATATTTTATTTTCTCTTTTCCATGTAGTCCAAGTGATAGCTTGCAGTATGTGTGGCTTGATGTCCACACGCTTTGCCGCCCTGACATAGACTTCTTGCATCTGTTTGTATACTTTCTTGCTCATGTTAGTCTTATCAGTAGTCAAGCCTTGCCTGATACCTAGTGCAATGTTCAAGGCGTGTCCATCAATAGTCACCTCATCTAGTCCACGTATGTTGGAATAGAATGACCTGATCTTTTGCCCATTGAGCCTAGTCAATATGTCATCATCACTGGTCAAGTTGTCGTGGAGTATAGACCAAGCCTTGAGTTTCATAGTGTTGTAGCATGATACCTTGAAGTCATCCAAGTCGTACCCATGCACCCAATACATACACATACGCTCACAGTCTTCAACATTGCGCTCCCATTTGTTGTTTGGTGATAGTGCGGCCATTACTCCAATTACTGTATGTAAATGTACTCCAGTCTTTTCAGATATGGTATCAGCATACCGCTTGGCTCTATCATACCACTCAACGCCATTAGCAATGTCATCCGTAGTAGCTCTACGGTATACCTTTAGTATGTTTCTAACGTGTTGTGTCATTCACCTAATCCCATTTCAAATATAAATTCTTCTTGAGTTTCACTATCAGCATTATGATATGCTTGCGTCATGTCGTTTTTTACATAGTCTATTAAACCTTGTAGGTCTAAGGCATCTACATATTTTTCAATGGCTTGTTCAAGTTTTTCATTATTCATTAGTTAGTCCTCTCTCATAATTGTATGCACGTCTATAAACGTCACACTTTTCTTCTAGAGCTTCTATATCTTTCTGTAGGTTGTCAAGAACTTTGTTGAACTCATTGTGTAAAAAGTTAGTTGTTAGACCATACGCAACCCATTGCTCAGGGCTGTTA